AGTTAGGTCGAGCAAACGTACCGTTGATAGTGACCAATCATACCTATGATGTTATAGGTGCATATATGCCAACTAAAGAAATGGGTGGTGGTTCTGGTTTGAAATATGCAGCCAGTTCAATCATATATCTTTCCAAAAAGAAAGACAAGGAAGGAACTGAGGTAGTCGGTAATATTATCCATTGCAAGACTCAGAAATCCAGATTGACAGTTGAAAATAAAATGGTTGATGTTCGATTGGGTTATCATTCGGGAATTGATAAGTTTTATGGATTGTTAGAATTTGGTGAAAAACATGGAATATTTAAAAAGTCTGGAAATCGATATGATATAGATGGCACTATGTTGTATGCAAAATCCATATATTCAGATTCAGAAAAATATTTCAATGATAAAATTATGGAACAATTAGAAGAAGCTGCGAAAAAGGAGTTTTTATATGGAGAAGTGGATAAAGACATATCCGAAGATATTCAGTAAAGAAGAATGTGCTGGACTTATAGAATGGTTTGAAATTCTGGATGAAAATAATCAATTAGTACAAACCAAACTGGAAGGACATCGTGAGTTTGATGAAGTAAATTTGAATGATTTTCGGGAACAAACATTGAAAATGCAATTAGATGTTTACAAAAGATTCGATGATATTTTAGAAAAATACAAAAAAGATGTTAAAGTTCA